AGTTGGCGAAGAACCCAAGATGCGCCTGAGCATCTATCAGACCGATCTCCAATATGCGCTGATGAAGTGCATCCAAGAACTCAAGGCTGAACTTGACACGGTGAAAGCCGAACTTGCAACTCTGAAAGGAAACTGAAATGGCTACGACTATTACCTGGGTAATCTCTGCCCTTGACTGCATCCCCAACACCCCAGAAGGTGCTGACTACGTTGTCACGGCCCACTGGTCATGCAACGGCACAGACGGCACCTATAACGGCAGCGTCTACTCGACTTGCTCGTTCCCGGTGGTGCAGGGCACTTCTTTTGTGCCCTACGCGCAGTTGACAGAGAATGAAGTTCTGGGCTGGTGTTGGGCAAACGGCGTAGACAAGGCTGCAACCGAAGCCGCCGTTGAGCAACAAATCCAGAACCAGATCACCCCGCCCATCGTCACGCCCCCGTTGCCCTGGGCTGCTCCCGTAACCGCTTAATCCAACTCCGAAAGGAAACCCATGAACGACAAGACTGAAATCAAACTGACCCTCGGCTTGGTCAACGGCATCCTGCAATACCTGGGCACCCGGCCCTACGCCGAAGTGTTCCCTCTGGTGGCTGAAATCCAGTCGCAGGCTACGCCGCAGGTACCCATGCCTGAAGTCGCTCAAGGCGAAACGCAGGTGCAGTGATGGAAGAGTCGGTCGAAGTGCGCGTAGCGGTGCATGAGGCCGTCTGCGCCCAGAGGTACGAGGCGATTGAAAAGCGCCTTGAAGATGGCAGCAAGCGGATGAAGAACATCGAAATCTGGCTGTACATCACTCTGGGCGCGGTCCTGCTTGGCCCTGGCGCGATGGCGGATGTCGTGAAGAAACTCTTGGGGCTATAACATGGCATGGTCAGACGTACTCAAGGCAGTTATCCCCATCGTGGTGGCTGCACTCGCATGGCTACTGGGGCAGGTTGCATCCTTCTCTGAGCGTCTGACCAAGATCGAAGGGCAGATGCCCGCGCTCATCACCAAGGAAGGCGTGCCCACCGACAGCCCCATCAGCGCAGAGCGCAGGGCGATCCTGAAAGAACAACTGATGACGCACATCAACGACCTTCAGGTCAAGGTCAGGTTGCTTGAGGAACGCGAACGCATCGCCAAGGGGAGCAAGTGATGTTTGAGATTCTTGGCGGTGGACTGCTCGGCAGCATCTTTGGCGGTCTGTTCCGGCTTGCCCCGGAAGTCCTGAAGTTCATGGACAAGGGCAACGAGCGCAAGCATGAACTGTCGATGTTCACGCTCCAGACCGATCTGGAGAAGATGCGTGGCCAGTTCAAGATGGAAGAGAAGTACGTTGACTACAGCGTCAACCAACTCGATGCCATCAAGGAAGCATTCAAGGAGCAGGCCCAGACCGCCAAAGAAGCCGGATGGTTTGTGGCAGCGATCTCTGCCCTTGTCCGCCCCGGCATCACCTGGGCGCTGTTCTTCATGTACGCCACGGTCAAAGCGGCTGCAATCTACATGGCGTTCCAGACTGGCGGACACTGGTCTGAGGTGATGACCCGTGTATGGGATGCCGACGACTTCGCCATGCTCAACATGTGCCTGACATTCTGGTTCGTTGGAAGAAGCATTGAGAAGTACCAGAAGTGACCACGGAAGCCATCCGTATCGCACGGGAGACGTTGTGCAAGCCCTTTGAGGGTTACGCCAAGCGCCTGCCGAACGGTGACTGCAAAGCCTATCCCGATCCGGGCACGGGTGGGCATCCTTGGACGATTGGGTGGGGGAGCACCGGCCCCGAGGTGACGCCGGATACGGTCTGGACACTACAACAGGCCGAAGCCTCCCTGGACAGCCACCTGTTGCACTTCTGCGTTGGCGTCATCAAACTATCGCCAATACTGCTTAAACAACCTGCTCGACGCCTTGCCGCAATCATCAGTTTCGCGTATAACTGCGGGCTAGGAAATTACCGCATCTCCACGTTGAAGAAGCGTGTAGACGCTCAGGATTGGGCGGGTGCGTGCGAGGAAATCGTCAAGTGGAACAAAGCCGCAGGGCGCGTACTAAGGGGTCTCACCCTTAGACGCGAAGCCGAAGCGGTACTCCTGAGATAACCATGCCGCTCAAGAAACTCACACTGCGCCCAGGGGTGAACAAAGAGAACACCCGATATACCAACGAGAACGGTTGGTATGAGTGCGACAAGGTGCGCTTCCGCCAAGGCACTCCTGAAAAGATCGGTGGGTGGGCTCCGCTATCCGCGTCCACGTTCCAAGGCATTTGCCGCTCCCTATCCAACTGGATCACGCTTGCCAATATCAACCTGCTTGGCGTTGGCACCAATCTCAAGTTCTACGTCGAGCAAGGCGGGATTTACAACGACATCACGCCGTTGCGTACAACGGTCACCATCAACAACAACCCGTTTGCGTTGACTGCTTCAACCACGGTGACGGTGACTGACACGGCGCATGGCTGCACGACGGGTGACTTTGTAACCTTCAGCGGAGCGGTCGCTATCGGCGGCGTAGGCACCAACGTCACGGCGTCGGTTCTGAATCGTGAATTCCAAGTCACGGTGGTAGACGCCAACACCTACACCATACAGATTTCTGTGGTGCCTAACGCCACAGCGATTGCGGGCTCTCCTGGTGGTGGCGCTGCGGTGGTGGCCGCGTATCAAATACCAATCGGCCCTGCCGTGGCAATCCCGCTGTCGGGTTGGGGTGCAGGTGCTTGGGGTTCAGGCTCTTGGGGTTTGACATCCACGTCAGGTTCGGCGTTGCGCCTATGGAGTCAGAGCAACTTTGGTGAAGACCTGATCTTCGGCCCCCGTGGCGGGAACTTGTACTACTGGGATGCTTCTGCGGGCGTGAGTACCCGTGCCGTTGCGCTTTCTAGTCTGGCGGGCGCTAACGGTGTGCCCACTGTGCAGAACTTCATTGCGGTGTCTGACATCAGCCGCTTTGTGTTTGCCTTTGCTTGCAACGAGATCGGGTCGTCAGTTCAAGACCCCCTGCTGATCCGGTGGTCGGATCAGGAAAGCGCAACGGACTGGACCCCGGCAGCGACAAATCAGGCAGGCAGTTTGCGCTTGTCGTTCGGCTCAGAGATCGTTGCGGCCATCCAGACCCGTCAGGAAATCGTGGTGTTCACGGACTCGGCCTTGTACTCATTGCAGTACCTTGGGGCGCCGGAGGTCTGGGGCGCTCAACTGCTTGGCGACAACATCTCAATTGAGAGTCAGAACGCCGTGGCAATCGGCTCAGGCGTGGTGTATTGGATGGGCGTAGACAAGTTCTACAAATATGATGGCCGCGTCAACACCCTCAAGTGCGATTTGCGGCGGCATGTCTTCGGAGACATCAACCAAGATCAGGGCTCGCAGATTTTTGCCGGGACCAGTGAAGGCTTCAACGAGGTCTGGTGGTTCTACTGCTCGGCGGGGTCTACGACGATCAATCGGTATGTTGTCTACAACTACCTAGAAGAAATCTGGTACTACGGCACGATGGAGCGCACGGCTTGGCTTGACTCCGGCCTGCTCGACTTCCCGATTGCGGCGACCTACCACAACAACATCGTGCTGCATGAGAACGGTGTAGATGACAACGTGACTGGCACGCCGGTGGCGATCAATGCCTACATCGAGTCCGCTGAATTCGACATCGAAGACGGACAGAACTTTGGTTTTATCTGGCGCATGCTGCCCGACGTGACCTTCACTGGCTCGACCACATCTAACCCGTCGCTCAACATGACGTTGATACCGATGAAGGGATCAGGCTCTGGGTTCAACACCCCGCAGTCCTTGGGTGGGTCAAGCAGTGCAGCGGTCACGCGCACGGCCACTGTGCCAATTGAGCAGTTCACCAACATCGTTTACATCCGAGTGCGCGGGCGGCAGTTGATCATGAAAGCCGAGTCCACTGGTCTTGGCGTGACGTGGCAGTTGGGCTCGCCTCGAATCGATGTGCGTCCTGACGGCAGGCGCTGATTATGAGTTTCATCATTGAAGATGCAGTCGTCCCCGCGCCGCCAAACTTGCCGCTGGCTCCGGGGGGCTATGACTCTCGGTATCAAGAGGCGTTTAACAACGTCCTGCGTCTGTACTTCAACCGACTTGACGCACTGCTGAGGAACATCGTGACGACTCCATCACCCATCCCAATCTCTATTGGCGGCACCAATACGGATGCCTTTGGGCGGCTGCGGGTCAGTCAGCCCTACACGCTCTTCGACTCTCAGCAACGCTACGCTGCGGACAATCAGTTTGATACGAGCACGGTCAACGGCGCATCCACCACGTTCCTGACCAACGAGTCTACGGTGC